AATCACCTTATCACTTGGTTTTCTCAACAACTCTTCTCTAATCTTATCTGCATATTCTCCTTCTGCCACAGTTTCTCTATCTAAACTCAATCTTATTGGTGCATCTCCATCATTACTTTGTTGTTCAAATCCATCTGCTAATCTCTTAGCCCAATCTACTGGATCAAAATGAAAAACATAGTTTTTATCATCTTTAATATCTTCTTTTGTTTTGATTATCAATTTTTCAATCTTATTGTCCTCAATTTTATGATTATGCTTCAAATATATCCCAACTAATTCCAAGTACCTACCCACATATTTTTCATAATTATCATCAAGAAATATTTTAACAAACTCTTCCAATAAAGCATCAGCATGATTTTGATGCCTGAAATTATCAAGTTTTGCTTTCTGAATACATTCTATTAGAATAGCAATATCTTTATCATTAAGAGTGATATCATAATTTGTGACCTTGCGTCCAACTTTCATTTGGAATTACCTCCTATAATTAATTTTATTTTTTACTTTACAAATCAAAACACAGCATGTATAATGATGAAGGAGATACAAATACAAAATACAATATAGAAAGGAAGTGATATTATCATTAGAGATGGGCCTTGGGTAATCAATACATAAGGGTGTAAAGATTATAAAAGTAATTAAAAAAGAAAGAGGTAGTAACCAAATGTTAAACGAAGAAGTTAAAGTCATCGAAATAAATGGAGAACCTTGGTATATCGGAAATCATATTAACAGTATATTTAATTATGTTAAATCTATATATTCTGACATTCCCTATTTTGGATATGTATATATTGTTCCATATGGTGATTACTTAAAAATTGGATGTACGAAAAATCCAATAATTAGAATACAAAACATAAATAGTACATTTAAAAATTATAGTCTTGTAGATGAATGTGAGAGTAACAGCAAATTAATGTTATTATCACAACCACATGTAAATTACTACGAAACAGAAAAAATATTACATGAATTCTTTGATAATAAGAGAAGAAAAAGTGGAGAATTATTTGATTTAAGTTTGAATGATATTTTAGAAAATTTACCTTATTTAAATTATATAAAAGTAAAAACAGAAGACACTGAAGAAGATTCACAAGATGTTAAAACTTTAAAAAATCTCTTAACTTGTGATCTTAGTAAATTAAATAAACCTAATAATAGTGTATTAGATTTAGATTATTGTGCAGAATTATATATACCAAATGAGAGTTTAGAAATTAAACAAGAATTTAAGAAGATTTTATCAGAGTGTAAAAATGGACTAAATATTAAAGAAAATATGTTAAAGTTAAATAATGTTCTTTCAAATGCAATTGATCATGCTACGGAAATAATTAGACTCAATAATGAAAAAATTAGGTATAAAAATGAGCTAATTATAGAATTATCAATGAATAAATAATATAAACACTATAATTATAATTGTTCTTATAGAGACTCTAATCCAACTTAGAGTCTCTATTCTTTTAATAATTTTATCACATGATCACCGCAAATCCTCTCAAAACACACACAACAAATCATTTAGACCCATACGATAATACAATCAACAAATTTCTGACTCAACACAGTCAATCCTCACGCTTGTAATTCGATTTTATAACGACAATAAAAACATTAAAATCAAAAACAAATATCAAAAAGACCCCTGACTAATCAGAGGTCAATAAAGAATTAATTGACTTAAAAAATTTACTCTAAACTAAATATAAGTGTTTCCAAAGTCATAACTTTCTGTCAAGGTTTTTCCACCCTCTATCTGCACTTTAATTAGATTATACTTATGAATTTTTAAAGTTGGTTGAATAAATTTCCAATCCATTGAAGACAATAAATTGCTTAATATTTGTTGATCAATTGAAGATATTGTCATATTATTATTCGTGTTTACAGAAGAAATTAACAAATAATAACTACCAACTGGAACATCAGCAATTTCATATTCTCCATATCCATTAGCTTTCGCAGTATAAATTCCATTCTGACCTTGAGGTATTTGTGATAATGTTAAAGAAAAAACTGGATTATCACTATTTTTATTGAGATTTTTTGGTATTAAAGCTATTTTTGCTCCGACATCTGCTTTGGTTCCAATAAATTTATTATACTGCCAAGTGACAGAACCTTTAATGCAACCAGTTGAAGTATCTATACTTGAAGATCCATTATTAATTATGGTAGTAGTATTATTGTTATTTGAATTAGTAGTATTATTTGAATTATTAACAATATTAGTATTGTCAATATCAATTGGTGCAATTGGTGCAATAGGAGTAATAGGTACATTTACATTCGTATCTGTACTACTTATATTGCCTAATCCTTGTATTACACTATCTGGAACAACTGCTGTACCACCAAAAACGATTACATTATCAGTATTTGTTAATCTTTGCTGATAATAATTTTTCGTACCATTAGGAGTAGCATTATTTACTAAAATAATTGGAGAAGATATTTTGGATGCATAAGAACTTCCACTTAGAGCGTCTGGAAATTGCTCACCAGTGGCAAGACAAATATTATTTGAATTAAATTGATTATTGAATTTTTGATTTATGGCTATATTTCTATCATATTTTGTTGCACCTGATATTTTTTCAACATTTGGAAATTGATTGGCAACATTATCATTAATTATGTCTGTATTTCCAATTATATAGGATTTCGTAATATTTGCTGAATTTGTATTAATATAATTTTTTACTGAACTTGGCATGTTATCAGAAGGAACCAATATAATCGGTATTTGCTTAATTGATGCTACAGGAGAAATTGAAAGTGAGTCAGAGAATTCTTCTCCAGTGCAGACTATTAGTTCATTTGGAGAAGGGAATTGTTTAGCAATTTCTATAGCTGTATCATACTGAGTTTGACCAAAAATTCTAGTTACATTAATATTCATTGATTGCAATTCTGTATCAATTGCAGATGATAATACACCTGTACCACCGATAATTGTGACGTTTTTAACATTCAGATCAACTATTGTCTGCTTTGTTATTGGAGTAAGCGATGTGTTTTCCGTAAGCAATATTGGAGCATTAAGTTTTTTTGCTAAAGGTGTTGCTGAGAGTGCATCAGGATAATTACCTCCATAGACAAGAATACAAGAATCTGAGCCATTAGACCACCCTTGCTTGGCAATTTGAGATGATGTGTCGTAACGGTCATTACCACTGAGCCTATTAATTGTTGGATTTGTGTTTGTTGCACCTAATGTTGGTAATACAGATGAGGATGTGAATAATAGAGCAATGGATAATGTGATTGTGGAAATTGTGGTTAATAGTTTTTTAGGGAATAGTTTTCTTTTCATATTTCTTTCCTCCATTTACTATAATTTGATTATTTGGATTTGTTTGTTGTGTTAAGTATATAGTAAAAAGGAGGAAATTGCTAGATTTTTATTGTGATTTGTTTCGACAATAATTTTATTTATTTATTATTAAGAATTTGTGATGAGTGGATTAAATTTAACAAATCATTTAAGCAAATAATAAATCCTAGTCATTGAGCGTTAGCGAAATGACTAGAAGCGTATTTCGACATAGCAATACAAGACCTTGCTTCGTTGGGTTATTTGTTGTTTTTATTGATTTGATATTTGTCCTACGGAACATTACGCAATTTTGGTGTCCCAAAATTACTTCATGGATATGATTTATTAATTATTATTTTATTTGTTATTATTGGTATGAAAATTACCAAAAGATATATTATATATGATTTGGTAAAAAACATACCAATAAATTATATTATAGTTTAGATATTACCCAATATGCTTTACCTCTTAATTCTCCTGCTCTTTCAGTTTTACTATTCATTAGAAAATTTAATTTATTTTCATCAAATAGAGAATTAATTGTTTTTAATCCTATAGATCCGTGATTTGCTTTTGGTGTATTCAATAATTCCTTTAGTAGCATTTGTTTAAATTCTTTCTGTTCATCTTTAAACATTTTAACGCCAACTAATCTGTCCAAAATATGTTCTAATTTTAATGCGTCTAATTCTGCCTCTAGATAAGTATAAGCCATATCTTCTATACCCATCCTCTCAAACAATTTATTCTTAAAACCATTTTCCTTATCTAATAATATTCCTTCATACATTATTTTATTTTGATTATATGTATAATACATCAACTCATTTAATTTCTTATCTATTCTCAACTCATCCTTATTAATAATATCATAAATTAAATTCCCATAAGTATTTTTATGAGCATTTTCTTGTACTAATGCGATGTCACCTTTTTCCCGTAAAATATTTGCATAACTTAATTTATCTTTAATGTTTTCTAATTTTCTTGAAATAGAATTGCCTTTCTTATCTTTTATATAAACTATTATTTTCTCACTACCTTTGATTCTTTTTCTTCCAATGCATTGAATTATGCTTGATAAATCCGCAATATCTACTATTATATGCCTAATAAAATCATCCTTAATATTAACCCCTGTATCCATAACTTTAGTTGTGCAAAGAACTTGTTCTTCAAATTTCTCATTTTCTTCAATATAAGCAACTACTTCAGAATTTACATATCTCGAATAATCATAATTATTCTTAGAACAGTAGAAAGCACATGATTCTAGCAATTCGCTCATTTCATGTGCTTTCTTAGCATTAGTAAAATATATTGCTTTTTCATCAGATGGTAAGTCAAACAACAATTTCTTAATTACATCATCATTCTCAAAGAAGTATAGTTTTTCTATAAACTCATATTCATTTTTGATATGATAATGATCTATTTCTAATTTTAATTCTTTGGTTAAATAATTTTTAATAAAATATGCAGTAGCAGTCATAAATATTTTAATACCTGATTGTCTCATAACCCAATTAAATGAAACATCAGTATTAAAAATGAATTCACTTTCTTCACAAAAATGATGTGCTTCATCACAGATTATGTAATTATAACCTTCAAATTCTGCTGTCTTTTTCTCTAATATTAGAGTTGCTAGGTGTTGGTAAGTAATTATTGTAATATTATCAATATCTACTCTTAATAATTCTTTCTTGGATTGTTTCTTAATTATTGTTCTATTGACTAGTATTAATATTTTCTTAAATGGATTATGATCTGATAAAGTATGTTTTATGAAATGACTCTTACCTCTTCCAGTTGGCCCTTCTATAAATACAATTTTGTCTGAAGTCCAATTGTCAATGTTTTCACTTGTAATTAGATCACTTATGTATTGTTTTTCCATTTAGTCTTTCGACCTCCTTGTTTTTAAGGTTATTGACTTTCAAAAGTCTTCCTTATTTTGTAGTAAAAATCTATAGATTCTTTTAATTGAGATGATTCAGGAAATGAATATTCTTCTTTCCCATTTGTATTTAAGACTGAGAATTCAAACCCTAAATTGTATAGAAATCTTTTAATTCTTTTGGATTTGATAATCATTAATAATCATTCCTTTTTTTAATTATTTTAGATATTTTTATTGAATACCTCTGTAAATTATAAAAATTCCCATTTAGAGAATTTGAAAAGTGTTGTTATATAAGGGGTTTAGAATATCAATTACCAATTAAAATTACCATTCTAACAACATTTCAACTCTAGGGTTGGTTTTATCATATTTAAATTCATTAAAATACAACTTTAAAAACTCTCCACAATCATCTTTAAAAACTCCTGCATCTACTAACCCATCGTTACATAATTTAGGGGTAAGCATAAGATTATCAAAATCGTGTCTTATATGAGTTTTAAAATAGAATGTATATGTAATAATTGCGTTATCTAAATTAAGATTATTTATTTTGTAATGTTCTGCTAACCATATTGAAAATTCTTTATATTTACCTTTAAGTGTATTCTGTGCCATACGAATCATGGAAATATATTCGTTAAGTGATGGTGGAATTGGTTTCTTGATAGGTGCAACTTTTCTCCTTGGATATTTATTGAAATAGTATTTATTATATTCATCCAATGTATTTTTATCTAAAGTTATTAAAACTTGATTATTAATTTTAATTCATCTCCTAATATTCCAATATCAAACAAAGACATCACACTAAAGCAATGCCTTTGTTATTTATTAAATTAATATATTTTATTTATTAATCTTATTTACTGTAAAAGTTCTTTCTTCAATTTCTCAATTATAAACACTTGGCCCTTTGGACTTACTTTTGTAATTCTGCTTAATTTTACACCATAAGGAGTATCAACACTTTTCTCTTCTACTACAAAATATAATGAATTCATTCCTCTTTGGGATGGTTCAGTAGAAGATGTTAGAATTAATCCCCATTCTCTTAGTTTTTTATATAATTTCTTCTCTCCAATATCAATTCCTTCATCTTGTGCTATTTTAGAAACTTGACGTACAAGAATATTATCTTTAGATTTTAAGCAAGTTTCAGCGAATCCTACCAATGGTTTCTGTTCTTCTATTTTATTTTCTGCCAAAATTCTTTTTAATCTTTCTTCTTTTAATTGCGTAGCCAATTGTATAATAAAATCTGGATCAGTAAGCGTCTTCTCTATTACTTCCTCTGTCATATATGTACCATGTTTACGAATAGATTTCAAAATTATCTTAACTTGCTTTTTAAATTGTTTTGCAATTGGTTTTCTGCTTTGCATAAGAACTTCATACATGCCATCTTCTGTAAGAAATAATGCAGATTGGTTTCCACCAAGGGTACAAACAATACTTGTGACCTTTTCATCGTCATCAATATTTTTTACCATCATAGAAGTATCGCTATGTTCAATCCAATTTGCTATATCTTTTGCTAAAAACAATGGATTTTCAAAATCTCCATAAATTCTAAAAGTTTTACCCAATACCTCTTGCTCATTAATTACAGTTAATTCATTATTATTTTTATTCTCCATTATAAATTCCTTCTTTCTTCAATTTATTTGTTTAATGTATTATTTAATGACTTTTCTTTGACACCATTTTCCGAATATTTCCGTAGTGCCTTCCCAAGAAAATTCTGCCCATACTCGTTTTGTAGTTGAATTAATTCCAATTTGTTTTGGGCAAATTCCATGACTGAGATAATAGTTGATTTGCAGGATATTGTACAAATATGTTACTTTTTCTTTTGTTGGAATTGTTTTTGTTTCTACTTTTTCTTCATTTATAAACTCATTCATTTTAGTTCCTCCTTTCAATATATTTGCATCACAACTTTGCAACACAAATAAGAGCACTTATTTCTAAATGCTCTTTATCTACTGCAAATATTTACTTATCGCAAAGCAATCCCTTTCCTACTTTATGTAGCACTACCATCCTAGCCAAATAATCTTTATATTTCTGACACTCACCAACATTTAAACAGTTCTTCTCACAATATTCGCTCGATATTAATTTATTTTGTTTTACATTCCCATTTGCTTTATTATCTGGGTTATTTTTGTTTTTCTTACTTGCCACCAAACACCACCTACTTTTTATTTATTTTATATTAATATTTAATCACATAGTTACACACGAAATAAATCGTTAAATAACATACTTAAAAATGAATCCTTTATAATGATTTGTTTCACCACGACAGACAGATGATATAGAACTATAATTTAATTTAATTCCAAAAACATTTTCGCTTTGTCGGTCTAACTCATGACAATTCTCAAATATTCCTAAAGAAATATTATTTTTAAATATTTCTACTGGTTTACCATTCATTTTGCCATTATTAGTAACTGCCTTAATCATTTCTTCTTTGGGATTATAATTACACCATCCTATTTTCGTTCCTCTTTTTAAATATGCTATAACTGTACTTACCCCTAATTTCATTATCTCAGCAATTTTAGTTGTGCTAAAATTATTACATTTTAATTCACATGCTTTTTTAGTTAAATTCGACAATGCGAATTCTTCACATTTAATCCATTGAATTTTTGACAAATCATACAATTCATTTAGTTTACTATTTAATATACTACTTTTTATAAATTCTAACTCAGAATATCTAGCATCAATTATTATGTAATTATTAATTCCATTTTCTTTTGCTAATTCTTCTTTGCATTTATCATTTTTTTGTTCTTCTTTGAGATTTCTACTTGTTTTTGATCTTTGTTTTTCTTTATAATGTTGTAAACCATGTACCTCTACAATACTTTTAAATAAGGATAAATAAAAATCATATCTTTTTGTAGTCCAATTAAAAGAAGCTTCAGAAACAAATTCAGAATTTAATTGACTCAATAGATGAAATACAATTTTATTAGGATAACTAATTCCATCTCCGCAATTACACCCAATAGAGCGATTGGCATATATTGAACATACTTCCATAGATTTATTTTTTACTTTATTACAATCTGGACAAATTGGATATATTTTGTGATTAGAACCTTTTGTATACAATTTTGCTTCATCGTACCCTCCTTGAAAGTATTTTACCATCCAAGGAGCAACTGTTGGAATGTCATTTATACCTTCTACTACTATTTGACCAGTACAACATGAACAACCTTGTCCTCTTATTAAGACACTTTCTTCTATCCATCCTTCATCCCATCCACACTTATTACACTTATAATTATACCATTTCAATTTATTTCCTTTATTATAAGGATTATCTTTATATTCTTTATTTGTAATAATTATATCTCTTTTGTTGTCTTTAAATATAGTACCTATTTCTACTCTAAACTTTTTAGTTTTTTTATTTAGTAAAATACCTAATTGACATTTTGTAAAAGTGCCTGAATATATATTATATATATCCTCATCTTTGTATTTTATATCTAGATAACTTTTGTTATAATCAACAATTTCAATTTCCCCTTCAATATTATCATAAATGAATTTAACAATATATCCTATTGATTCTTTCCAATTAATAGTCCCTTGTTTACCATCTGTTACTTTTTCTGCTTTTCCCCATCTGGGCAACTCATCTAAAAAACATTTTTTCATCATTTTACCTCTTTTCTGCCAAAAAGCTTTGAAAATAGGATAAAGAGTCGTATAGCAGTACGCCTCTTCGTTTTACATTTAAATAACTTGCAAATTATTTAAACAACCAAATATTTATTTTTATATTAAATTTTAATCACAAAAGAAATTGTACAGTAGGGTTGTAAATTATTATGCGCGAGACCTCCTCCAACAGTAGATGTATCCTCCCATCTTTCAATTTCATCAGTTGCTGTTCCATTATAAAATGTAACTTCAACATTTTGAACCCCATAATTATCATTAAATGTGTGTTTGTGCGCTGGCATTTCCTCGATAGTTAAAACATGATTTTTGCTTCCGCCAATTTTATTTAACGCATCAAATTCAGTTTGAGATGAGTCTAATCCGACAGGCACCCTACCTTTGAAATTTGGAACATTAAATGTACTACTTCCATTACCTGCTCCATAACTTATTCCTATCACACTAAATAATGCTGAATAAGTCGTTCTAGATACTGCTGAACCATCACAAATCAGATATCCTGAAGGTGCTGTTGTTCCTGCATACATTTGAATTGTTCCAGTAATTCCACTAATATTAGATAAACCTTGTGGTGGGCAAATTTTCATTTTTATGCACCTCCAACCCATTTTACTTGCATAGTTGCATCAACAGATAATTGAAGATTATAAGTTGAACCAGTCAATAAAAGAACATCAAATGCATACCATTTATTTATATCAAGCGCAACTCCACTATTTAAACTACTAAGAACACCGTCTACAGCTAGAGATAAAATTCCTGTAGCACTTGTAGAAACCATTAATGTAGATTGTTGATAATTTAATGCGACATAATTTGATGCTAATATATTAGTGCTTGCTGTTACTGCTTTATTTGTTTGATTATTGATTAGATTTCCTACAATGTATTTCATTATTCCTTTTAGATTAGCATTAACTGAAGAACTTGCTGTTGGATCAATATTAGCAGTATCAGCTTTTACCCCTAATGTAGCAATATCACCATCTGCTATCATGACTGGATCAATATTAACACCTTTTGTATAATGAATCATAATAAAACTTGTTTGTGGTGTAGCACCATTTACATATCTGCATCTATAATATCTTCTACTTAATTTTGTCCATGCTAATATATTTGAGACTCCTGCCGAAACAACCGCAGATGATGTAGTTGTCCAGCTTGTTTCATTGTGAGATTCTTCTAAATAAAGATTTCCACTTTGATCTGTTAGTATCCAAATCCGCATATACCCATCAGGTATATCTTGTTCTGGTCTATCAACAACAGGTGATGTATATGTTGCATTTGCAAGGAGAATTGTTCCTATTGATGGAGCTCTAGTTGTGTCTACTAGAATCATAGGAGTGTCTCCATTGGACATTGTAGAAGTTTGGAGAATTCCATTATCATCTGTTTTTATGAAGCGTGTTTCATTGTTGAGGTTTGAGGTTCCAAGTATTTGTTCCATGTTGCCTGATTCATTTGCCATTGTATGGAGCACTTCCTTTCTTTATTGTTTGTTTTAGTTGATAATTGTTTTTATGGTTTATAAAACCCTTTTATATCAATGACTTTATAAGACATAAATATTGATATTTAGTATAAAATCAGTGATTTATTGGAGATATATAATTTGGTGGAAATAGTAAAAAAATAAGGAGAAGAGAGAAGCGTTTTATTTCTTCTGCTACTTCTCCTTATTTTTATTTAAACATAGGATATGCTTTAAAATCCTCTTTCCCAATTTCAGATTCATATTTGATTTTAATATTATCTTTAATATTATCTACTAAATATCCATCATCGAGACTGAAAGTAATTCCATATCCCTTAAAGTCAACCCCAAAAAAATTATATTTTACCCATACTACTTTACAAATTTCTTCTCTTAATTTAAGAACAACTTTTTCATCTTTTACTTTCTCAATATTAATGATTTCTATATCATTTTTGTCAGTATCTTCAATTTTATCTTCATTTTTTACTCTTTTTGGCATGAAATCACCTCTTGATTGTTTTTACATCTTATATAACTACTGAGCATTTTAAAGCATCTATCTTGTACGCAAAATCTTACAAAACAGCATGGTAAATTATCCATAGAACATTTAAAAGATGCTTCTAAACTATTTTGAAAAAGAATTCCTTTTTGACATAATTTCATACTCATAAAATAAATCCTTAGTTAAAAATTAACTTACAGTTACAGTGGCAGTTGTACCAACAGTATTCTTACTTGTAATTACACAAGTAATGACAGATGTTCCACCAGCGACTGTGGTTATAATACCTGTATGCAAACCTACGGTACAAGTTCCAACTGTTCCACTAGTAAAACTTAAATCTGCTGCTGGAGCTTTAAATGCCGCATCTCCATTTGTAGGAACTGCCCATACTGTCAAAGTTGAAGTTGATGGATGAGTTAAAGCAACAGTATCATCTGCTATAGCCAAAAATCCTACATTATCATACCAATTATTAGCATCAATTACCTCCGCGATAGTTGCATAATATCCAGAACCATTACAACCACCAGTTCCTGCAAAACTTAAAGCCATTCCCTCTAATGGTGTTTGCGCCACGCCGGATGCAGTCATTGAAATTGATTGACTTCCTGCGATCTGGAATCTTGGAACCTCGACCTGGACTTTACCAATAATACTAGATCCCGCAGCACTAGATTCATCAGAACTTGCTAATTGTGTATCAATTACTAATCTAACAACTGAAGGTAAGAAGTTTGAATTAACCGTAACATATCTGGCAGCAGAATCTAAAGTAAAATATTGAACACATACGATATCATTTTCTGCTCCACCAACTAAAGTAAAATCTTTGGTACTAAATGTAATTTTAGTTGTAACTCCTGCTGCATTTGTGACATAACCAAAAACATCTGCCCCACTAACATCTGGTGTTAAAATAGGTGTTCCTACTACTGTTCCTGTCCCACCTACTCCTAAAGTAACGTTTTCTTCTGTCCAAACATTTTTACCAGTAAGAATTGAAGAACCAACGTTTTGCCCAATCATATTGAGAGAAAATTGTGTTTCTGTAAGTTTTGCACTAAACCTTCCGCTATGATAATAAATGTACTGAAGTGCATTACCTTGCCCCGCCGAGATTTCTTCACTTGCGATTGTAATATCAATTGAGTCGTCCAAAATTGTACGACTGCGGAATAAAATGTCTCCTGTTGAAATATTGAAAGCCGTTACAGAACCAACTCCAACGAGAAATTTCTTTGCCATGTTATATCTCCTCCTTTATAATACAAATTACTTTTTGACATTACCTTTACCATTAACTTTATTTTTGAACTCTTCAAAATCAACCTTTACATCAGCGTATTTATCATCAACAGATAAATCACTCATCCAATGATCAACTTCTTGTTCAAATTTTACAAAACCACTCATAGAAGCAGTTTTATAAATTTCATAATGTAATTTATAATCAACTCTTTGAAGTATCTTAGAAAATTTTCTAATTGTTAAATTATAAATATCTTCCATACTTAAAGAAGTGCTTATTAAAACACAAATAAGTTGATCTTCCAAAGAAGCCATTTTCTTTTTGTTTTTATTTATAAATTCTTGAGCTTCTTTTAATGCTTTTTCCATTTTAGGATCAATATAAGTGTCATCATAGTCAGGTATATTTTGATAAATAATTATATTTTTTATATTGTCAAAATCTGTTTTATCAAGTATCTCTTCCCTATATCTGGTTACTTCTTCTTCATTTTTTCTACATATATATTTAATATTTAGATTAAGATTTATTTTTCCTTGTTCGTCCTTTATATATCGAATATTATTACTTTCGATACCTAAACATAGACTAAAAATTCCAGTTAGCATCTGAGCATAAATATTACCATTTTGATCATTTTCAATTAAATAAAACAGAAAATCCAAGTAACTCATACTAATTACTTTTGGGTCTGGTATTTTATTCTTTTCTATTAATAAGCAATTTGCTAACATATGAAAATTAAGATATTTTGACATTCTAATTGGATATATTAATAATGTTAAATTTTCATATTCATCCTTAAGTTTAGATATTTTTATCTTTGCTTCATCACTTATTTCGTCTAATTCAATATTATTAATTTCTGCTTCAATCTCTAATCTTCGCTTTGAAGATTTTTGAGATATATATTGTACAGGCTCATCATATATAAAATATTGATCATATTGTGATATATCCATATTTTACACAGACCTCGTACTCAAATAAAAGAAATATCCAGAAAAACTCGAATTCCAATTAGCAACCTTAATTGATGACGTCAATTGTAAAACACCTATACCACCTAAGTCTTGCCCATTAAAATCTTTTAGTATTTCATTAACCATAACTAATGGTTTAATATAATTTTCATCTAAATCCCATTTAGCATTATGAATTACAATCTGAAAACATATATCTACACTTGTTAGATATATATTATTTGGTTCAAATATAGGAATAAAAAATCTAATCTCTGTACGAGGATCAGATACAACATTATCATAGAACGGCATTTTGAAAATTTTTTGTTCATTATTTGGGTCAGTCCCTTTACCAACTAGATTTTTAATCTGAGACATTGTTACTTCGGGTAATGATAAAGCATCTGCCGAATCATACTGCAAACATCTCATAAGAGTTTTATTTTCAATTATTTTATTTCCAATATTAGATAATAATTTTTGAATACCATCTAATTTAATTAATTCATTATTGATTGACATTCTTTATCACCACCTTAAAATAAACTTTCAATCTGAATCCTAAATCCATCACTAACAACTGTTTCCCCAACATTCTTAACCCACAATTTCACATATCCCAATCCCAATCCTTTAATTGTACAAGTATTAGCAACACTATCTTGACTTGTAATTTGAGCAAGCGATGTTACAGAAACACCATCGTCACCAGTTAAATAAAATACTGATACATCAGAATAAGCAATACTATTATTTTTAAATACACAACTGTAATTTTCTGTGTAATTTTTTATAATAGACTGCTCACCATTAACCTTGACTGTATAATTATCCATCGGTACATCATAAACATCAATATTTACATATCCAACTACACTTTCATCTAAAGCCAACTTCACACTAATCACAACTCCCGGTATAGCATCACTACCAAACAAATCATTCAACAAAAATTTACCATCATCTGTCAATTCATATGTTTTATCTAAATCTAGAACCATTTCCTCATCAATAATGGTTTCCAAATCCCAAGAAGGAGAACTTTCTAAATGGAAAGTACATAAACCATTTGAATCTACTGTACAGATTCCATCATTAGAAGAGTTAAATATGAGCAATGGAGTAGGCGAAACTATTGTTGTTATGTTATTCACTGTTGCATTTACTTGAATTTGTAATTGTAATGTGTTGTTTTTATCTGCTTGGATATTGTTGCCATTTAGAATTTGAATAGAGTAAGTTGGAAATTGTTGTGATACTTCGCTATACTTAAGTTTAAAAACTAAAAGCCCACCGATATAAACATCGTCTGGTAAACTTTCTATTTGGTAAGAATGTAAACCGATTTTATATACATCATTTACTTTTATTTGTTCGGTTATTTCTGTATGAGAAATAGTTAAATATATTTCATTCGAAACTGTTGTGATATATTTGTTTTCTTCTGTTTTTTGTGATACTTTTTCACCAACAATACAAGGAATATTATATAAAATTGAATTTTGATCGTAGAATTGGAGGGTGTTGTTGGATTTAATCATACTTGCAGTTTTATATGCTTGTAAATTATCAATATTGCTTATAATAATCCACTTATTACCTTCCCATTCTACAATTGATCCAGTATTTACAACTGTTTCAATTGGGATATGAATTTTCTTATCATATTTTCCTTCATTTAATGGGTTTAAATGAGATTGAATTATTACTTGTGTTGTAACATCACTAATTATTACACTTTTACCTTCAGCACTATAATATCTACGAATATCAAAGTTTTCTTTTACGTCTGATACCATTTCTTCTTTAGAAGAATAATTTGAACTATCTATCCATCCTTTTCTTACATTAATTGGAATCACAACCTTGCCATAATGTAAAGTAGAGAATTAATTATATATAATTCTCTACTCAAATTACAATAAATTAAAATTCTGCTTTTGATAACCCTTCAATCCTAATATAAGATGTATCCGCAGCAGCTTTATAATATAATTTACTAAAAGGTACTGCTAAATTCTGTCTAGATTCTCCTGCTTTTAGTACCATTAAGTTGTTAGATGCCGATGCGCTTGCTACGTCAAAGGACAAAGTTACTACATTAACTGAATCATTTACAATAAGATTAATAAAAGACATATCCAATGTGACATTTTGTTCAACCTCATTTGCCGTTAATGATCTTCCTATAAAATTCGTTGCCATTTTAAATTCCTCCTCTTAATTATTTTTATTGGCTATAGTTAATTATTTCTTACTCAAAGGCTAATATTTGTACGACATCTCCTGCTATTAATGCTGTCGCGCCTTGACCTGTAATCTTTATTCTATTAGGAACGGTTGCAATAGTCGCCCTCCATGTTGTAGGATTATCTTCGCCATTCGTGTCAGAATGTTGAATAATAAATTTTGTTGGGGCAAAAGGCAAAGGTACATTAATTTCATTTGCTAAAATATCTTGAGCAGTAACAACACGATCTACAACAACCATTTGTTTTATTGCAGATGCACTACCTCCAACAGAATTTTCTACTGTACAATTTGATGCACTAGTTGTAGTAATAGTTTTATTACCAGTAGTGCCAACAGCATCCCATGTTAAAATTACGCTATGTCCTCCAGCAGATATAGTTGCAGTAAATGGTACAGTAGCTCTCGTATCTCCATTAATTGCAGCGACTAAACTTGTAGCAGAATTAGCTGCACTTGCACCATTTGTCCATACTCCATTTGTTACTACAGCTACATCTGCTTCTTGATAATCTACACCATCTATGACAACTTTCATTGCAGGTTCACCTGTAGTATTGAAGTCGATCACAGATGTTGACATTGTTCCAGGAAAATTAATCAAAGAATTAATTTGTGTAGTTACGGAAGTACCTGCGCCTGCACCCAATTTTAAATCTGCAATTGCTAATACATCTACATTTTTATCAGCACCTAAAACTAAAGCCTTAGACGCAACTGCTGTTCCTGCCACAGAAGTATCGATTAAATTTAACTCGGCGGCAGATGAAGTAATTGCAGTTCCACCAAACTTAGGTGCAGTAATATCTAATGTATTAATTTTACTGTTTGCATCTGTTATTACTGCTTTTGAAGCTAATACTGTCCCAGGGGTTATAGAATTGAAAACTTCTGCGTTTGGCGTTTTAAATTGAAAATCACTATATCCCATTATTTACTTTCCTCCTTTTTCTTATTTTTATCATTATGACTTATATTATTTAATTACATGATCTCCCTCTGTAAGTAGGGGATTCTCTTAATGAAGTTTGAAATATTTAAGATTTCTCCTCTTAGTTCAGGGTAATCATGCAAAGAAATATCAAATTGTTTCTCAATCATATGCATTAAATTATTTATTTTTAGATACTCTTTTTTGCATAAATCGTCAAAAGTAATTTCGCAGTTTGGAGTTTTAATTAGAATCCTACTGTTGTTGATATTATTAACTTTATTATTCAATTTTTCACCAACTTAATTAACTATTAGTATAAGAATTAAACTCTTGCCTGAAATCCTTAATCTCTTCCTTTAAATTACTTAACATTAATGAATAAACTTTTAATTCTTCTACTTTACTTTCTAAACGATTAAAATCTTTGGTTCCAATTTGCTTTTTTAAACGAGATAATGGTTTTAATAAATAATCTAAATATGCTTTTTTCATATTTAATGAAATTAATTCAATTTCATCTATATCTAAATCATAAATTGTTATACCATCATATGTTTTACTTATGATTAGATTTAAATTAGTATTATCTGTATCAATAAATGTTAATGTAATATTATCTGTAAGTGGTTTAGTGATTGTTAACATTGGATTTTCGATATCATCTAATACTACTGTATAATTTACTTCAATAGCAGATTTTATTTTTGTTGCTATTTGCAATTTTGTATCAGTATTTAATAAAGCAATTGTATATGTATCAGAGTTAATTTGAAGAGTTATATCTCCACTATTTTCTATTGCATCATAAATTATTAAAACTGCATTATTAGAATACAAAGTATAACTCAAATCATGTGGTGTAGTTTTGTAACTATACCCTATGGCAGTTTCAAAAAACTCAAAAACTAAATCTTGTTTGTAAGTAAAATCTATATCTGATACTTTTATGAAAAATTTATCATATATTTTTTGGAGTAAAGTTCCCAAAATCTATCACCTCTTTTCTTTGATTCGGTTATTCTTTATCATCTATTTTATCAGTTTTAAATGATAAACCTGTGTACTCGGTTAAATACTGAATCTTGTCATAATCATTTATCTTCATTTTCTTAGCGTAATTAACTATTTTTGATTTTTCTTGATTTGTAATGATATTTTCAGTTACATGCTTTTTAAAAGTGCTAAATGTTTTATAATCAAATATTTCTTTGCATTTTTCATCACTTAGAATTAGTTGAGTTCGCTTTTCTTCTTTATTATCAAAGCCAAGATGTTCTCTCATTTCTGGATTGTGAATATAAACTCTCGCATGTGACCCAATATTGTCCGTACCAGAAAAGAAAAGATTATTATTCTGTACTTGTGTTTCAATCTCCATATTTGGAATATACACTGTCTGATTTGCTTTTATGAATTCGTCTCCGTCCATGGAAAACCTCTCCCATGAGACATTCCAATCACATAAGTTTTGTACCTTTGAACGACTGTTCATATCAATTGCCATAATTATTTATTCCCTCCATTTTACCCTTTATTATTTTTTAGATGTTTTTTTATATTGCTTCTTGGATTTGAATATCTGTTGGTTTGATTTTTCTTAGTTCGCCAAAATCATAGTCAAATTCACCTTGAGAATTAATTATTTTTGAATTGTCAATGTCAAATTTTATGTAATGATGATTTTGATTTAGATATTTACGTGCGTAGGATAGGATTTCTAGAAGCTTTTGGTCTGATGGGATTAGGTCATCTTTTTCACTAATGATTCTAATTTCTTTCCAACCAGAACGTAGTAGCCCATAAGTTCTATTTCTTTCTCTTTTTATAAACTCTGCTTCTGTAACAGTGCCATACAAAATACTATTCTTATGTCCACCGCCATCGTACTCTAAATAAATCATTTCTTCTAGGAAAGCAATGTCCAAAGAAGATGTTTTTACAGGATAATTAAGTTCTCCACCAATTAGATTGTGTATATATTCCTGTTGTTTACTACATGGTGCTGATCCATTTTTATAAAGAGTTTGTCTAATTTTTTCTCTTATTTCTGGACTTGATAATGCATACTTGAAACCATATCTGTCTAAAAATGTTGCCTCAGTTCTTTCTTGTTTACAGTTGTTGCATCTTTCGCCAACTTTAAACTTTTCAACCAATACTTCATCTGGGTTTCCACAAGAACAAATATATCTTACTTTTGTTTTATTATTCTGTATTTCGTCTTCTGTGGATAATAATTCACAACCATTATCTTTAAAATAATTATATGTTTCTATGTATGGCGTTCTTAAACCGTCACCAGTTTTCTTATTACCACAAATTTTGCATCTATGACCTCTGATAAATTCTATTAAAGAAATTTTGCTTGGATTACCACATGAACACATATAAGGCATGTATGTATGTATCGCAATCTATATATTCGTCTACTAACAGTTCGCACTTTTCTAATTTAAAAATTTCTTTTGCAATTTCTAAATCATACTTATATTTCCCTCCTGTGTTACAAATAGGACACCTGTGTCCTCCGACATTAAAAGCTGTAAATGTCATTGGGAAGGGATGACCTTTATCACATTGAATAATTAAATAATCTTTACATCTGACATATTCAGTCGATATTAATAAATAACCTTCTACTGCTTCGACTATCCTTTTAGCATCTTCAAATGTATATTTACACTTTCCAGTGCAATGAGGACACCTAGGATTCTTTTTGAAATTAGTTATTGTTTTTGAGAATGTATGATTTCTATTGCATTGGAATAATAGTTCTGTTTTACTATCAATTTTATCATCAACACCATAGTTACTAATACATTTTATATCAACAGAATTTTCTAACATCCATTGTTTAAACTGATCAATATTTAGTTTCTTGCCCACATTTAATCCCTCCTATCGAATACCTAATTTTTTTATAAATAAAAGAAGAGTGGCTTAGGAAAACCACTCTTGTCAGTAATTAATTAAACTCGCGATTATAATTAATACCTATCTCTTATAAAATTAGTTTGATATTTACTCAGCTAGAGCAGCATCATATATATATCCCATCGCCGGAATTAGCTCAATTAGAACCTTGTTTCCGTAGGAAATATCGTATCTTGTAACTTCGGCTTTTTATAAATTTATATTCATATAGAATCGCAACTTCTATATCGTTTATAACTGCTCATACTTTCATATGAGAATAGACTATTTCTTCACCTTCAGCATTATCTGTTAAGGGCTTCCATTTTCCACTCGCTTGAGTGTACTGGCATTTCAGCCATAGTCGTTGAAGTTTACTCTATTCGAGTCTTACCTGCAATGAACATCCATTGTAAAAGCACTTAGGATTTAACCTTATGCCATCTCTCAACTTTTTTCTACTTTCGTTCCGTCACACTTAGGCATATTTCATCCTTATGTTGTGGCATGAGAGCTTTAGGAATTACCTGCAATTAAGGAAGTGTCCTATGCGCATTTCTGTACATACGGGGCTAAAGTTACCCTTAAATTAATGTCTGTGGCTGTCATACTAGTCAAACCACCCTGAATTCCGATCTGAAGGGGACTAACTTGGCCTTGTGGTAAGAACCACAAATCAGTTGTAGGTAATTGAGGAGCATAGAAATCTCCAGCGGTATTAAGATCAATCATATTATAGCTATTAGGCATTTCTATGACGAGACTTCCTTTATATACTTTAAGAAGACCAGTCTTCATTACTTCTTCCATCACTGAGTCTGGGAATCTAAATTCTGTTCCAGCAGCAACAACACTAAAATTAGCAAGATCACTTAACTTATTAACTGCACTATAGTCTCCCATAATTGTAACAGAAGAACCAAAACGTCTCGCTAATTTTCTTGTATTTTCGACATTAGTCTTAGTAATCCCCTCGCTGTAGTTTTTCAATGTGGTGGCAGCAGTAATAGCACTTCTTAAAGCATTGATATGAGAAAGAACCATTTGGTTAATAATAGAAGTCAATACTTGTTCATTAGCATAAGCCATCGTATCTGTATCACCAGACATTAATTCTCTTGGATCGATAATCAAACCACCTGTTGCATTTTGAACAGTCATAGTTCCAGTTCTTTTCTTAACAGTTGGGAATACAAAAGAACCAGAATTGGCTTGAACTCTTGATTTCTCTCCTTGTAATTGGGCAACGGAATACCTCAGTTCCTCGTTTGCCAATACCTTTGTTACATTCCCCATAGCACTATTAATAGCTAATCTCTTTTCCAAAGGTTGCTGAATAGTAATAGTACGAATAGCATTCAACTCAGCTTTAGCCTGAGTATTACCATCATTAGCCATTCCAGCTAAAGTTTTAATTTTATCCATCACTGTATCAACTTTTTTACCATATTTAGATACATCTTTACCATAAACAATATTTGTAAAAATCTCTACGTCTTCACTTAGACGTGATGCGTTCGCCAACTTATTCTTTACAATCTTATTAATCTCAACTTGTTCTGCATTCTCTTGTAATTTTGTAAAATCTATTCCAAAACTCATTGTTAATACCTCTTTTCTTTCTTATTAATTATTAATATTATTTTATAATTTTACTATTTGACATTAATTAAAAAATATTATATATTACTTACAAAAATTACATACAATAATCTATAATCTCATAACTTACAGATTATCGTTTGCCATTACTTCTACAACATAACCACCAGCAACAGTTCCACCACCTGCATCAATTGTAAATGCACCAAAAGTAGTTTTCTTGATTACTTTAAGATAAATTTCATATGCAGAAACATCAGCAGTTTTAGTCCACTTCATTGGATTGGTAGTATCTGCTACAGAGCGACCAATGACCAAAGCACCAACAGCAACGTCAGCAAAAGCATCTGTAAGCAAATCAGCAGACATATCAAGTTGAAGTCCTACCATGTCTTTAAGTCTAAAAGCACGAATATACTCATTTGCAACAATTTTATAGGAATCAGTGTTAATAATTTCTGGTTTGTCAATGATATTACGCATAACATAAATATCACCTAATTTTGCTGTAGCTAAATCTGGAACTAATACCTGAACATCAGATGTAACATTGAACTGATAACCATTGTATGTATCTGCAATTGCCTTTACATTAGGTTTGTTGGATACGTTAAGAAAATTTGAATCATGGAATTTAAATAAACTCATTATTAATTACCTCATTTCTTTTTATTTTTGTTATTAATTAACCACTACTATTTAACTATTACTCATTGTTAAAATTAATTATATATTTATCTTTACTTTCTAAAACTTAGTTAAAGAAAGATGGGATACTACCAGGAACCTTTTTCATTTCTTTTTCTTTAATAGAAATAAACATATCATTCTTAGTATTAGTTTCAACAGAGGTATCTTGAGATGCAATCATTTCTTTAAATTTCTTTGCACATAATTCTGCTTCTGCTTTCTTTAGTCCTTCTAAATCAATTGCTTCTACAAAGGTTTTAAGTGAATTAACTTCGCTTTCTTCAAAACCATTTTTCGTAATTTCTGTTTCAAAATATGCATTTACTTCTGCAATTTTTGCTTCTGAATCTGCTTTAATTTTTTCTTCTCTGAAAGAATTTACTTCGACAGTAAGAGATTCTTTTTCTGCTTTTTCAGATTCAAGTAATTTATTAACCTCTACAATTGTAGTATTCGCCTCATTTACTTTGCCATCTAATTCTTGATTTTTTTCTGTTAAGCTATTAACTTCTATTTGTTTTTCTTCCAAAGATTTAGTTAAAGTATTAATTTCTGTTGATTTTTCCTCTAAAGATTTATTCAACGTATTAATTTCATTGATTTTATCTTCGATTTTTTGATTGAGTTCTAATACGATTTTCTCATCCATTCTATTTCTTTCCTCCTTTATTTGATTATTTAATATATTTTTAACTGGTGTATTAACTTCGACAGATTCTTCACCATTTAGAGGTTTCCAATCTTCCTCGACTTTAATAGTTTCACCAAGTTTTACCTCACCATTTTCAATTGTGTAAGTAATTTGACAATATTCTCCTGTTTTATCCCAACATTTCATTATGAATGTTGATATAGTTGGATAAAATTTATGAACATAATAATAAGAATAATTTGATTCATCTATATTTTGTTTTTTATTGAATTTACTTTCAACAATCATAGAAATATCATTATAATTCATTGCATTTATTTCAATTATTGTTTTATCTTTATTGTCAATAATAGAATTGTCGTCTGGCAATATATTCACCTCTTTTTTTTTAAGTGTATTCAACTCTAGCATGAGAGCAGATTTATCAGCAGGAACCTCTCCTATTACAAGAGCATGACCAGAATATTGAAATAATTTTGGGATTCTATTTTTCTCTTTCCATCCCCCTTCATAAATTATTTTCTTATTTCCTAAAGATTTATCTGCACAAATTTCAATTGAACCTTCTACTGAATTGCCACTGTCATACTCTTCTTGTAAATAATCAATTAATTCTGGAAATCTTTGATCATATACGTATCCAACACCGACTAAAGCATCGATTATTTCATTATTGACTTCTATATTTTCAGCTATGTATGCACTTTCAAACGTTCCAACAACAAGACTATCTTCAAAAATGACTCTATTTTCTTCGACTATCATATCACCATGACTTCCAAAAGGAATTGTATTTTCACTGTCCATAAATTGGGCAACAAGAGGCATATTTTTTACTGATTCAATATTATTTTCAATATATTCTTTTTCCCAATGGATGCCATTTCCATTATATTCAGCAGAATCCTTGTGAATTTTGTGAAGAATGAGTTTGATGGGAGTGCGTCCTGCTTTCGATGTCTTTTTAGATATTTCTATTACACTATTTTTCGTTTTCCTCACCTCCTTTCAAATATTATAATTAAACTATTTATTGCTCTAAATCAGATAAATATTCTTGGACTTCTTTAATTTCTAATGGTTTAAAGTCATTATTAAATGGCATATAGATAATGTCAGTAGGAAGATTAATCAATATATACTCCTTTGGAATAGTGTCTAATAAATACTTTGTGATATTTATTTGCTGAACTTTATTAAAAAGAAGAGAATCAGAATCTTTTCTCATAGGAAGTTTGTTACATACAATTCCCTTTAGTTTATCAAAATTATCTTTTTGCCATTCAATTCTTTCATTTTGAACTCTTTTAAATTCAACTTCCTCTTTTTCTGATTGTTCTTTTATTTTATTATTCTTTTCTGCCAATTCTTTATTTTGTTTTTCTTTTTCAGTATCATATTTTTCTTTAAGACTATTATATTGGTCAATAAGTTCCTTATAAGTATCTTCTTTATCATCAATTTCTTCAACAACATAAGATAGATTATAATAGACCTTACTATCTGTTCCATTTGTTACTTTTTGAACTTTTGCATAAACTTCATATTCATGTAAGAAAATTTCATCACCTATTTTTAATTCATAGTCTAATTCTACCTCTAGTAACTCTACTCTTTCCAATGTTTCTTTTTCTGTGCTTAAATATGCATTGGAATAACCATTGTCATTTAATTTGTAGAACTCTCTGATTTTTCTTCCTAAGAAAACGCTATGCACTTTCTTATTTTTGTTGCTTGTGTTTGTATTTGGCATTATATGCCCTCCTTTTTAATATTTGTTGTTATTATTTAATTTAAAATAGTTTAACAAAACATATATTCCCATTTAAAATTTTTATATTTTTCCCAATGACCCAAACAACATTGGCATATAGCACTAGAACTAAATGCTAAAGTTTTACAAACATCACTCATAGAATCCCATATTTTTATTATTTTATTATTTAAGTCTTTTTGAATAATCTTTTTAAATTTTAGTTCTAATTTTTCAAAATATTCATATTTCCAAATAAATCCCTTATGCTTATATAATTTCCCTCTACAACATTTTGTTATAGAAGATGATTCAAATCCACTAGTTCTTGATGCTTCAGCAGAACTTTTCCATTTTTGTATAAATTCTCCCTCTAAACTGTATTGATATATTGGAATTATATTTATATTGTTTCTTAACTTTTCTTTTGCACTTTCAGATAAATTTTTGCCAATATGTGAATCACTCATCCTTTTTAATGTTTCTGCTGAATATTGAATTCCTTTTCTAGATTCACTTATTTTTTGTTTAGTCTCTTCTGTAAGTTTTCTGCCAGTATTTATAATACTTAAATGTTTCTTTTCTTCATCAGTTCTAAAAATACCAGTTAATCTATCTGCAATAATACAAATATTATACCCAACCTTATTATTGTAACTTTCAAAATGATCAATCCAGTATTGTTCACGTTCAATTAGACTTTCTCTATTTTTTACAATTTCTAAAACAACAGGTATTATTGAATTTCCATATTTTTTATATGCTCTAATTAAATATCTATTATAATGTTTTCCATTTTTTAAATCAGAAAGATGTCTTCTCGTTCTAGTGTACATGTCTATACTACTACCAACATAAATCTTTCCATTTTCAATATTATACAGTGCATATATTCCACATTCTCGTATGCTTATATCAATTATTCTACTACTACAAAAATTAGTAATTTCTATAAAATTTTTATCCATTTTATCATTCCTTTCTAATGAGAATCCTTTCTTAAAATTAAACAAATAAAAGAAGGCTAGTGAAAGGAACTAGCCTTATCAGTTGGATTGCAAGCCCAACCTATCTCTTATTAAAAATTACAATATTATTTTTTATTCTTAACTCTCTGTTCATTACTCTTTAAATTTTTCGTGGTTAATCCTGATTCTTTTAACTCTGAAGTGTCTTTCGGTGGCCTTCCACCCAAATTACTGTCTGGATTAGATGTATCAGCACTGTCTGTAGCTGTAAACG